CGTCTGCTGCGCCGGCCATGATGCTCATACTGCCACTTGTTCCAATTGCTCCGGTACTGACAGTGGTCGTTGTTCCTGCAGCACCATCCACAAAAGTGCGAATGGTGTTACCGTCACGCACTAAGGCAATGTGATGCCACGTTGACGTTGACACGTTCAAGTTGGGGTCAAAGTCCAACAGCTGCCAGTTGCTGCCGGCGGAATCACTGATGTACAGCCGCACGTCTCCGCCAGTGTGGATCAATAATGCTCCGCCAATTGCCGCGCCGCTTGATCTATGCGCCCACAATGCACGAATGCCAGATTGCAACGAGTTAAAGTAAAACCACCCTTCGATAGTAAAGTCACCGCTGCCGATGGCTAGGCCGGCAGCTGATGATGTTAGATAATCGCCAGTGCCATCAAACAATCCACTAGATCCGCCGAATTTGCTTTGCGCTGTACTGATCTGCGCGTTGCCGTTGGCTGTGACCGAGACTGTGTTGCTGCTGCTATCAGTGAATGTTGTGCTGCCGTTGCTGCCATCCATGTGCAGCAGCAATGCAACATTGTTGAAGTAGGCATCGTTTGTCGTTGGCCAGATTGCTGCGCGTCTGGCCACGCTCTGCTCATTCTGAAACCACAGCCCTGATGCTGCGTTGGTTGTCGGCGTGCGCCTGATGCCCATCAAGCCACCGTTGAAGCCCAACATCAGCTGATGTCCTCGTAGCTGATGACCAGCTCCAGGTCGCTAGCAGCGCTGGCCTGTGCGCGGAGGCTGTGGCCTTCCTCCAGGTAGATGTAAGCCTCGCGGGTTACGAGCACCTGCGTGGCATCAGCTGGCACGGTGATCGTCTTGCCGATGGCAAACCCAGTGGTGCCGTTGTAATGCTCCAGGCTGATGTCCGCTGCGTTGGTGCCGTCCACGTTGGCGCAGTACACCGAATTGATTTTCAGCACCTTGCCGCTGCTGCCAGCGTTGCTCAGCGCTGCAGCCATCGAGGTGGTGACGGCATAGCCAACCGTCTTGCCGGTGACGGTTGTGACGGAGCTGCCTGATTTGATGTTTGGTGCAGCCATGGCAACGCCTTACCTGTTTTCAGTATAGAAAGCCTAGAAGGGCAGAATGTCGTTAGCTTGCCATTCCCAGTCCAGCCAATACGGCGCACCGCCGCTGGTTAGGTTGCCATCAGCTGCACCTGGCGTGAAGGTTGCAAGGATCGTCCAATCCCGGCGGCTGGTTTGCACGTTCGTGCCATTGGTAAACGCGCCGCCGTCGAAGATGGCTACGACCTGCAGCGTGAACCCAGCGGCGACCGGACTATTTGGCTGACCAAAGGCTGCACCCGCTGCGAATGTGCATGTGATCTGTAGCTCCAGGCCGCCCACCGTGGCGCCTTCACCTGGTACAGATTCCAATGTCAGCGTCACCGTATGGCGCTGCAGCCCTAGATCCTCGACTTGTGGCGGTTCGATGTAACGCCAGGCATAGCCGGACAGTGTGTAGTCAGCGGCTGTGACGCCTGACAGCAGCGTGGATGGAATGTCGAACGACAGGTAGTTGCCCTGTTGGCCGTTGTAGTGACTCAGGATTGACAGCATCTGAGCTTCGGTGATAGCGATGAAGCTCACTCTCAGCTGGCTGGACAGCATGACGGTGCTGTTCCGCACCCTGGCCTGCTGGCCGCCAAGCCCTGTAAACGCTGAGTGTGGGTAATCACCTGGCGTGAAGGTGCGGCTGCTGGGTGCTAGCGCAGGGAAGGTTGCCATGTCACCACTTACCCAAAGGACAGGAAGCCATCGGGATGCGTGCCTTGAGCTGCATCAGGCAGCCGCAGATCTTGCACTGCCACTGCGGCAGTAGCAGCTGCTCACAGGATTTGCAGATAGCGAGACGGCTTTCCATCAGACTGTTGTGTAGTCGATAACGACCGTACCGTTAAGCTTGGCATTCTTCAGCGTAACGATTGGAGTGGCAGTCCACGGTTCATTTGGCAAGCCACCGGTTCCACCGTCGAATCTGCAGTAGTTCGGCGTTGTCAAACTAGGCGGCGGGCCAAGCGGCGGTGTCAATACAAATGCCGATTGAATAGCTCCTGCGCTGTCTCGTTTCAGCATGATTCGCGTTCCAGTGCCTGGATCGTATGACCCTATCCACATCGGTTCGCCATAGCTTGTAATTGTGTATTGGCCGTTGCTTGATCCAAGCGGATAAAAGCAGCTGACGCCAAATCCTGATTCAAAGGTCAACACACCACCACCGCCACCACCAGCGACTGTTCCTGATCCCATTGTTGCGCTGCTGCTGCTCTTGGTGCCATCTACGCATTCGATCACATTCAAATACTCATCGCCGTTGCTGCCGAATGCCACAAAGCTGCCGGGGTCACCGCCAGAGCCGCTCAGCTGCAGCTGTGGCGTTCCAGGCTGATTGAGCTTGGTTTCGTCGATGTAAAGCACCGTGCTGTTTGCCACGTCAATCTGCGATACCAGAACGCCATTGACATACCAGGACGAAACGGCAACGCCACCACCAGGGCAGGGAGCATTGGGCCTGATCAGCGTGCCTTGGCCGATCGGGTCGGTGCCGGTGCTGCTGGTGCCGTTGTACGACAGGAACGGCTGCGGCTCATACGGATCCGGTGGATTTGTCTCTGCAGCACCAGGAGGCGCTTCGATGCCGCCTGTCAGGCTTGACCCGAAGTCGAGTGGTGTGCCATTCGTGAACGTCTCAGCTGGCACGCTGGTATCTGTGCTGCTGTTGATGTCGCAGCCAACCCCGCTCTTGTTGCTGGTCAGCACCACGCCTGATCCAACGGCTGCCGCCACATCAACAGCCACCAAGCTGCGGCCTTGGCTGTCAACCGGGAAGTGCGTCAGCTCCAGTGTCAGATCGCCGCGCAGTGTCTTGGTTACGCGGTTCAGCTCATACAGGAAATCGTGATCGACACTTGCCGTTCCGCTGGCAGCACGGGTCAGCGTCACCCGCACAATGTCGCCAGGCTCCAGCAGAGTGTTGAAGACACCAGGGCGACAGGAGAAGCGCAGGGTATGGGTGATGTACTTGCGCCTGGCCAAGATGTAGGCGCCAGCTTTCACGGCATGATTCTCGACTGTGCAGAACGCGCTCATGTCGTGCTGCTCAAACGGACCATTTAATGCCGTCTGGCCATAGCGCACTTCAGCGGTGCGGATGATGCCGAAGTCATCAGTCAGCTGCTGACGCCAAAGCATTTGAGCGCAGAACGGCTTGCGATCTGCCAGTGGGGTGTAAGTAATCTCAAAGCTGCCGGGCAGTACGTGCTCCTCTGTAAACGTAAATTCCCAGTTGATAGAGCCTGTATTGATTGTGTAATCATTATTGATTGGCAGCAGTGGTCGCAAGCCACGTTTACCTAGGTTTCTGGTTTCAGTCACCAAGAGGTAAGGCGAGAACCTTGCCAGAAGGTCTGGCAGGTTTGTGCTCTCTTTCAGGTTGACATCACAGTTAAAGCGATTGATGTTCAAGAAATTAGCCGCTCGCGTCAGTGCCGTTGTATCGACCAGCGTGCTCGGAATCTTGCTGCTATTGATCAGGCACCAGTGCACAAGGTCGGCATAGTTGTTGCTTGATCCGGTGACGCTATCCACCAGCCGGGTGACAATCATTCCATTGCGGATGAAGCAATGAACCTGACGGTTCCATTGGTCGAAGCCGTTCGGGATGGTCACGCTGAAGCTCAGCGTGCTCATGTCGGAATAGACGCCTACGGTGCCGCAGTAGTAGCTGGCTTCAGGCATCGTGTAGCCTGCGCGGGCCACGATCACATTGCCTGGTGTCCAGGTGCCAGCGCGGCGGTTGTAGGTCTGGCTGAAGCTGCCAACCCTGCAACTGCGCTGGAACATGTCGCGCACCTGGATGCTGCCGATCTGCCCTTCGCTCAAGACGAGGTGGTAGTAGGCCGTGACGTTGTTGGTGACGTCATTTTCGAACCGGCATTCAGATGCACCAGGGCTGATCAGAACACCGCCGGTGCCGTTGGTTTCATCGCGGCGGCAGAAGACAATTGGCACCGGCTCACCAATCACGATCGAGCGCTGTTGCGTGTCCAGTTGGCTGGAGCCTTCAGCAGCGCCTTCACTCAGTGGCGGCTGAACCTGCCCTGCCTCGATAGCCAATAGCGCCAGCGGGTCAGCGGTGGTGATGATGTTCACAGCCTGCACCCCTTGCCGATCAATGCCGTGGTGAATGTGCGCGGTGGGATCTGCGCTCCAACCGGCGCCAAGCTGGTGCCCAGCTGCATCGTGATTGAAGTGAAGCTGCCGTTGGCGCTCACCAGCTCGCCGTTGTACTGCGCGACCAGCTCCTGGCCGGTCTGTGGCGTGACATTGCCCAGTACGGGATCGAACTGGTAGATGAGCAGCTCCACCAGGCGGGCATCACGCAGCGCGGTGGTGACTGCAGTCATCACCAGGCTGGTGGCTGGCAGCGTGATGCTGATGCCGCTCTCATCGCCGGTTTGTCCTGCCGTAATGCCATCAGCCTCAAACGGCTGGTAGTTCCACTGTGCGCTGTTCCATGTGACGGTGGCGTGCGCGTAGTAGGACTGCCAGCGGGTGTAGGAGACACCGGCGCTGTCATAGATCCTGAGGTACTGGGATTGAGCGCGTGCCATTGGTTAGCGGATCCCCAGCGCAGTGCGTGCTGCTGGCGTGCGGATGCGGCCCAGCACGCCCTCGGCGGTCGCTCGCATGGCACGTTCCATGTCGGTCACGGTGACGTAGCGCTGGCCATCGAACTCCATCACCGGGCCGGTGTTGATGTTGATCACTGGCGACTTGCCGCCACCGCCGGCCAGGACGGCATCACCTCGAGCACCAGCCAGGAAGCTGCTGCTGGCTGCGGCCATCTTGGATTCGGGGATGATGTACTCACGCTGGCCACCTTCACCAACCATCGCAAGCGTTGGCCGGTTGACGGTGCCGCCCTGCGCAAAGGCTGGCACTTTCATCGGTGGCACCAGCGGGATGTCAGGCGCTGGCAGCTTGTTGAACGCTTTGATCAGCACATTGATCAATCCAACTGCAAGATTGATCCGATCGACAACGTACTGAAGAATGCCGCGAAAGATGTTCTTCACCACACCGGCAGCAGTCTCAAATGCTTTTCTTGCAAAGCCTGCTGCACCATTCCATAGATCAAGCCAGAACTTGCGGATTGGTTCGCCCCACTTCCACAGCCACTTCAAGAAATCACCCAGCGGCTTTCTGAATGCAATGCCCATCGCAACCACAGCTGCAACAGCCAGCACCGTCCAGCCGACTGGGCCAGAGAAGAACGCCAGCAGCGCCGGCAACACAGTGCCAGACAGGAAGGTCAGCACACCAGCGAAGGTCAGCTGAATGACTGTAAGGATGCCAGCAATGATGCTGCCAGCGGAACTAAAGGTTAGCCCCAGCACCCCTGCCAGCTGGATGATGTTGAGCAGGAACGATACGATCCCAGGCAAGATTACAAGCAATCCGCCCAAAACCGCTGTGGTTGCTTGAAGCCACCTAGGCATACTGCCAAAGGCATTGCCAAGTCTTGTCAAACTGTCTAGCAGTTTGTCAAAGAAAGGCAGCAAGCCAGATTTGGTCAGCGATGCAGTGAGTCCTTCAACCCTTGACTGCAATGCTCCTAGCTTGTCGTTGAAGGCATCGGCACTTTGAGCAAAGTCGGTTGTGATCGTTGCGTTGTAGGCCTCGATGCCTTCGCGGCCATTGTTTAGCACTGGAATCAAACCTGGTCCTAGCTTCTTGTTGAAGAGATCCATTGCAAGACTGGCCTTGTCGGCTCCATCAGGGAGCTTTGCAAGCGCTGTGGCAATGTCCAGCATCACCTCGCCAGTTGGGCGAATTTTGCCCGTTGCATCCACTGCGCTAACGCCAAGGCGTTGCATTGCCTTGCGGAATGCCTCAGGTCCGCGCTCACCAGCTGCTAGCGCATCAATTTGATCTTGCGCTCCCTTTTTGATAATTTCACTTTGCCGATTAGATGATTTTTTGATTATTTCTTCTTCGTTTGTTTTTTGGTCATTCAAAGCGTCTTCGTCAGCTTGCTGTGCATCACGCAGCTGTCGGCTGCGCTCTTTGCGCTCGTTTTCAAAGCGGTTTCGCAGTGCGCGCGTTCTATCTTCTTGTTCATAGCGCAATGCGCTCAATCTCGATGATCGCGCCGTTTCGGTAAGTCTTACGTCATTTTCAATCGCAACACGGCGCTGTTCATACTGTTCATCCAGTGCTCGCTCTTGCTGCGTCAGGGCCTGGTCTGATGCTTCGCGCTCACGGTCTGACTGATCGTTGTAGCGATCATCTAGCAAGCGCTGCTCTTTGCGGTAGCGCTTGTTCAGTTCTTTCAGTCTGTCGTCAGTTTCATTTTCAAGCAATGTGATTCGAGATTCTGCCTGGTTGCGCAGTGCATCTGTTTGATCACGCTCAGCCTGCTCGGCCTTCCTCGCCATCTCTTCAACTGAATCGCCAAACCTCTGAGTTGCGCCTACTGACAGGT